GTATCTGACTCAGCAGTTGTACAACACCCTCGGTATGCCCGAGGCCGTGTTTAATGGCACTGCCGATGAGCAGACCATGCTTAACTACTATAATCGCACGATCGAGCCAATCGTCTCCGAGATTACAGCTAGCATGGCAAAGACGTTCATCACAAAGACTGCGCGATCACAAGGACAGACGGTCAAATACTTCAGGGATCCATTCCAGAACGTATCGATCGCAAAGGTCTCCGAGATCGCACAGAGCATGGTCACTACCCAGATCATGACACCAAACGAGGTTCGTTCATATCTTGGACTCCCTCGAAGTGAGGAACCGGTCGGAGACTCACTCAGCAACCCCAACATTAACCCAATGGACGAAGGTTCGGAACCTCCGCCCGATGATCCAATGGAAGAGGAAGAGAATGACGAATTCGTTTGATTTCTCAGGTTGGGCTACCAAGAACGATATTCGATGCAGTGACGGCAGGACCATCCGGCACAACGCCTTCGCCGATAACGACGGAGATGTTGTCCCACTGGTCTGGCAGCACGGTCACGCAAATCTCGAAAACGTGCTTGGTCATGTCCAGCTCGAGAATCGTTCCGAAGGCGTTTACGCTTATGGTTTCTTCAACGAAACCCCTGCAGCAGCTCACGCAAAGGAGCTTCTGAAGCACGGCGATGTGGACTCGATGTCTATTTTCGCCAACAAGCTTACCCAGAGCGGTGGCGATGTCAAGCACGGCAACATCGTTGAAGTTTCTCTGGTCCTATCTGGCGCTAATCCCGGCGCCAAGATCGAAAACATCGCCCTCGCCCACGGTGACGGCACCTACGAGTCTACAGATGAGGCATATATTATGACCGGCGAACACATTTCCCACGCATCTGAACCCACCAATTCGTCTTCGGGCGAAAAGACTGTCCAGGACATCGTCGACTCCATGACCGACGAGCAGAAGGACGTTCTTATGTTCCTCATCGGAAAGGCCGCTGAGGGAGAGACTGGCTCTGAGGAGTCTGACAAGGAAGGAGCCCCCGTGGCACACAGCAACATCTTCGAGAATGACGATACGCCTACTGACAACGATGCCCTGTTCCACTCGGCTATCGTCGATGCTTTCACCGACGCTTCCCGCCGAGGAGCAAACTCGCTTCGTGACGTCTTCATGGATGTCGCCGAGTCCAACGGTCTCACGCACGCGGACATCGCTCACGCCGAGAAGACCTACGGTATTTCCAACATCGACCTTCTGTTCCCCGACGCCAAGAACCTCGACGTCCCGCCGGCCTTCATCGACCGCGACCAGTCTTGGGTTAAGCCGGTTCTGAACGGCACGCACCACACGCCCTTCACCCGCATCAAGTCGATGCAGGCTGACATCACGGCGGACGAGGCCCGAGCCAAGGGTTACATCACCGGTTCGCGTAAGAAGGAAGAGGTCTTCAAGCTTCTGAAGCGCACCACCGGCCCGACGACCATCTACAAGAAGCAGAAGTTCGACCGCGATGACCTTCTGGACATCACCGACTTCGACGTCATCGCCTGGGTCAAGGCGGAGATGCGCAACAAGCTGGACGAGGAACTCGCCCGCGCCATCCTCATCGGCGATGGTCGCTCCAACTCCGATCCCGACAAGATCAACGAGGAGAACATCCGCCCGATTCTGAAGGAGGATGACCTCTACTGCATCAAGAAGAATCTCGGCGCCGGTAAGTCTGTCGACCAGATCATCGATGAGCTCATCCGTGCTCAGGACGATCTCGAGGGTACCGGCACCCCGACGATGTTCTGCGCTAAGTCCTTCGTCACTGACATGCTCCTGCTCAAGGACAAGCAGGGTCACTACCTGTACCCGACGAAGCAGGCGCTCGCGGATCGTCTTGGCGTTACCGCCATTGTCGACGTCCCGCAGATGAAGGGTCTGAAGACCGGCGCAGAGAACGACAAGGACGTGCTCGCCATCATCGTCAACCTGTCCGACTACAACGTCGGTACTGACAGGGGCGGCGAAGTTACCATGTTCGATGATTTCGACATTGACTTCAACCAGCAGAAGTATCTGCTTGAGACGCGCGTCTCGGGCGCCCTCACCAAGGTCAAGTCGGCCATGGTCGTCACCGGTAAGCCGACTCAGGCTGCCTGATGAAGTTCTCCGGGCAAGTCGGCATCGCTACGGAATGGGAGATGTCACCCGGAGTCTTCACAGAGTCCATCGAGCCCCGGAACTGTCGTGGAGATCTCATTCGCCTTACCCGACGCATGAATTCATCTCCCGTGGTTCCGGGGCTCTCCATGGGTAATACGTTCTCATTCATCGCGGACCCATACACGCTTGACAACTTCCTCAACATTCGTTACATCCGTTGGCGAAACGTCAATTGGGCCGCCACCTCGGTTGAACTTCAGCCTCCTAGGATTCTAGTCACTGTCGGAGGTCCCTACAATGCGTAGTGACTTTCACGATAGACTCGAAAAACTAGGCTGCCGAGCCTATTTCCAACCTCCGTCGAATATCTCAATGGGATACCCATGTATCGTATATGAGCTCGACCGGATCGTGAAGAAACGCGCCGATAATGGCGTATATCTGAAGACTCGGCGCTACCAGGTGAAGCTCATCACCAAGAACCCAGATGACCCGATGGTCGATGCACTTGCGTCGATGGTCCACTCTGAGTTCAAACTACACTACACTGCAGATACGTTGAACCACTTCGTGTTCGACATCTACGACATTAAGGAGTGACCATGACCGCACTGGTGTGGGACAAGATTGGCGAGCACGTCTACGAGACTGGTGTTCGTCACGGCGTACTCTACAAGTACGACAAGACAACCAAGAACTACAAGAACGGTGTCGCGTGGAACGGCCTTACGACCGTGACCATGTCGCCCGAGGGTGCTGAGTCGAACGCAACTTACGCAGACGACATCAAGTACCTGGATCTGATCTCGGCCGAAGAGCTGAAGTTCACGATCGAAGCGGTGACTTACCCCGACGAGTTCGCCGAGTGTGACGGTACCGCTATGATCTCTGACGGCGTCTTCATCGGTCAGCAGGAGCGCGCCAAGTTCGCGTTCTGCTACTCGACCAAGGTCGGCAACGATCAGGACTCCGAGGCTGGCTACAAGCTGCACATCGTGTATAACGCCACTGCTGCTCCTTCTGAGCGTGCATACGCCACGGTCTCCGACTCCCCCGAGGCGATCTCGTTCTCGTGGGAGTGCTCGACCACCCCGATCCCCGTCAAGGGTCGCAAGCCCACCGCGGAGCTCATCATCGACTCGACCAAGGTTCCTGCTGAGAAGCTGAAGAAGGTCGAGGCGAAGCTCTACGGCGACGAGTCCGGTCAGCCCACGCTGCTCACGCCGGACGAGGTTCTCGCGCTGCTCGTGTGAGTAACCTCATTCTAGTGCTCGACTTTCCCGAGCACGACCTGTTCGACAGAGAGACGGAGGAGTTCACGACTCTTCCAGCAGCCCAGCTTTCGCTCACTCACAACTTATTATCAGTTGTTCGCTGGGAGTCAAAATGGAAGAGATCTTTCGTTGATCGTCCTCCGTCCTCTGTCGAAGAGGTACTGGACTACGTGAAATGCATGGCTGAGGGTCAACAAGACGTTCCCGCCATGTTGGATCGGCTTACTCGTCCGCAGGTAGAGTCAATTAAGGCATATATCTCAGATCCGATGACTGCCTCGACCATGCTTTCACGTCCAGGTCAGGCTAAGTCTTCTGAAAAGATGACTTCAGACCTGATCTACTACTACATGGTGGCGTTCCAGATTCCTTTCGAGGCCGAGGAATGGCACCTGAACCGTTTGCTCATGCTGATCCGAATCTGCAACGCAAAGCAGAGCGCGGGTCAGAAGACAAACGCTAAGAGCGCTGCCTCGCAGCGTGCCGCCCTTAACAGAGCCCGACGAGCTCGGGCAGGAAGTAGTGGATAATGGGTACGAACAACCCCAACACTCCTGAAATTCCCGCCGACGCGCAGATTGCGCCCGGTCCGGATCCCCACGAGGACCACGATCGCGAAATCTTCGAAGGGAAGGTCTCCTGATGTCGAAGATCGACGAGGTTCTCAACCACGCCGCCTACCGAATCGGCTACTACGCCCCTGACGACCCGGAACCGGGCTCGGAGGCAGGTCGCTACTGCGCCAACAAGATGGGTCAGCCCTGGCTTGCCGGGCCTTCCACATCCATCTATTGGTGTATGTGCTTCGTCTCGATGGCCTTCGACATGGCCGGTATGATCGGTGCCATTGGAGGCTTCTCCTACAACACCGACGTCACCAAGGGCCGTATGCGTAAGGTCTCCATCGAAGACGCTCAGCGCGGCGACGTCGTCCTGTACGACTGGGACGAAGATGGTGTTACCGACCACGTCGGTATCGTCGAAGCCAATCTCGGTGGTGGATGGCTTCAGACCATCGAGGGCAACACCTCGTCTTCCAATGCAGGCTCTCAGTCCGCCGGTAATGGCGTCTGGCGTCGCCAGCGCTACTACGGTATCGACTGCGTCCTTCGCCCTGACTGGGGCGCCGAGGGCGGCACTGAGGAAGACACCTCCGCCAGCGACGCGAATGCGATGACTGACGGTTACTGGGGTCGTGCGGTCACGTACGCGCTCCAGGCTTCCCTCGGAACTCCCGCTGACGGCATCGTTTCCGATCAGGACATCGACAACGAGGACTACTTCCCCGCTGCCGGTACCGGTTGGGAATGGGTGCGCGACCCCGAGGCGGGTTCTGCAGTCATCGAAGCTCTCCAGGAGAAGCTGAAGTGTGAGGTCGACGGTATCGCAGGTGTCGAGACCATCACGGCCCTGCAGTGGCACCTCCGTGGCCTGGGCTACGATCTCACGTGCGATGGCTACTTCGGCCTTCGCACTGGCATTGCCCTCCAGGATGCCCTCAAGGCTGGCACTCTCTGGGGCTGATGTCAAAATGGCATCGATTGAAGTTCGGGGCAGCTACGCACAGACTGAACGGTGGTTGAACAAACTAGCCAAAGGTAACCTTGCGAGTACTCTAGACTCGCTTGGACGTCGAGGCGTAGCTGCCCTGGCTTCAGCCACCCCTGCAGAGAGTGGATTGACCGCTCGATCGTGGGACTACCGCATCAAGCGTAGTTCCAATTCTGTAACCATCGAGTGGTATAACACCAACATAGTTAACGGATTCCCTGTAGCCATAGGTCTCCAATACGGCCATGGCACAGGTACCGGAGGCTACATCGCCGGACGAGATTACATCAACCCTGCGATTAAACCCATATTCGACGACATCGAAAAGGCCATTGAAAGGGCGGTGAAATAGTGTCGACATCCATTGAGGATAAGGTCGTAAGCCTTAAGTTTGACAATGCCCAGTTCGCCAAGGGTGTGCAAAGCTCCCAGAAATCTCTAGAGCAGCTCAATAAGACTCTGGAGATGAAGGGCGCCACCAAGGGTCTAGACGATGTCGAAGGCCGAGCTAATCGGTTTAATCTAGGGGAGCTTGCCGAAGCACCGAAGACCGTTGCGAACGGATTCAGTGTCATGGCGGGCGCCGCAGCGGTTGCCCTTGGTAACATTGCCTCCCAAGCGATTGCAACCGGCGCGACTCTCCTCAACTCGTTCACGATGCAACCCATCATGGACGGTTTCGGAGAGTACGAGACCAAGATGGGGTCTATTCAGACAATTCTGGCAAACACCGCTGCTAAGGGTACCACCCTTTCTCAGGTTACCAGTGCTCTGGATACGCTGAATACCTACGCGGACAAGACCATATACAACTTCGCGGAGATGACTCATAACATCGGTCTCTTCACGAACGCAGGTCTGGGCGTCGAAGAGTCTGCTTCGATGATTAAGGGTTTCTCGAATGCGGCTGCCGCATCCGGAACCTCATCCTCTGCAGCAGCTAATGCTGCATATCAGCTCTCGCAGGCGCTCTCCGCTGGCGAGATCAAGTTGATGGACTGGAGATCCCTCACCAACGCCGGCATGGGTAACAAGAACATGCAGGAAGGTCTTATTCAGATCGCTGACGCTATGGGGACTCTCAGTAAGTCTGGAGTCTCAGCATCTAAGGTCCAGGAAGACTTCAATGAGAGTCTTTCTAAGGGATGGCTGACAGCAGACGTCATGTCCAAGTACCTTCAGATCATGGCTGGCGATATTGACGCCGCTACCATGGCTGAGATGGGACTTACGGATGCTCAGATCGAGCAGTTCCAGGTCCAGCAGAAGAACGCTGAAGAGGCGGCCACTAAGGTTCGAACCTTCACTCAGCTCGTCGGAACCATTCAGGAAACTGTAGGCTCCGGATGGGCTAAGACCTTCGAAATCCTCCTCGGTAATTTCGACGAAGCTTCCGAGCTGTTCACGAACATCAACAATGTCATTTCTCCGATGGTTGACGCCATGTCCGACGCTCGAAACAACCTACTCCAGGGTTGGGTCGATCTCGGCGGCCGTAAGGACATTATTGACGGACTGTCTTCCGCGTTCAACACCTTCTCGAGCATTATTTCCACAATCGGAAACGCGTTTAATGAGATTTTCCCGCCGGTTACGGCCGAAAACCTCAAGGCTATTTCCGAAGGCTTTAAGAATCTCATGGATTCCATGAAGCCTAGCGAGGCGACTCTTCAAACAATTG